GAATCTATTTGTTTAATCTTAGAGTTCTTAGATGTTTCTAGGTCTTTGATGTTTTGTTCTAAAACAATTTCATCTGCCCTTCTCTTGTTCCTAACACTCTTGATTTCTTTATCAAGGTTATCCTTAGCTTTAATAGAATCCTCAAGTAACATCTTATTAGTTTCTATCTTACCTTCTGTGACAATGACTTCATTTCCAAGAATCTTTAATTCTACTTGTCTTTCGGCAATATAGTTGTCTTCTTGGATTTCTCTTTCAGTTTTCTTACCAGCAATGACCTGTGCTTCAAGATCTAATTCCTGCTCCTTCTGAATAAGAGATGCTTCTTTGGTGTTCAGTTTCTGGTCGGTACTCCTCTGTCTATCTTCAACCTCAGTCATGTTAGCTCTAACTACAGCTAATCGTTCCTGTGCCTTTATCATTTCTGATTGATTGAAGGCTAGGCTAGTAGATGCTTTAAGGACTTCCTCTAGCACAGATTCTAGTTGCGTATTCTTCTCAGTAATATTAGATATAATCTTATTATACTGAGACTTGTAGTTGTCGATTTTTACTGTTTGTTGATGATCCATAGTTTATCTTCCTGAAAGTGTAACTTCTGCAAAGATGTTCCCTTTGTTTGTTACCACTCCTGTTTCTTTAGCAGCTACTCGTAGTTGAGTATAGAAGATATCTATACCAATACTGATCGAAGCTGCAGCAGCGTTTGTTCCTACGAATGTGAACTCACGTGCTGTAATTGTTGATGTTGCTCCTGAAGTTGAGTCATTAGGAAGTTGATAGAAATTTGTTCCATCTGTTGTTCCTTCAATCCTCACCTCAATAGAGTTTGTAGTTTCCGTAGCACCCATTGTGTATACGATGTCTAAGTTTAGTTTACTCATTCCTCCTGATAGGAATGTCTTTGTCGCTTTGGTATTGGCTGATTCAGCTTGATATGTTGACTCTAGCTCAACACCTGTACGAGTTGTTCCTGACTTAGTTCCGAATACAATTTGGGTGGTTTGATTTGGATAATAAAGTCCTCCCATGTTTATTTTTTAGATTTACTTGTAACTTTCTTAGCTGGTGCTTTCTTAGCCTCTGGCTCTTCTACAACAACTTCTTCTTTCTTTTCTTCTTTTGGTTCCTCAGCTGGTGCTTCTGCTACCATTGGTGCTGATTCATCTTCTACAGTAATGAAGTTGTGGATCATATCTTTCCAGTATGCAGCATGTTCTGCTGGTACGTTTGAGAGTTCCCCGTTAGCTTCTACTTTGTAGACATTTCCTTGGATCTGGACTTCAATGTCTGATCCTGTTGGATTAGTTATTTTCATAATTTGTTAATTTATACCTCACGGTCATATCCCAACCCAAGGGCTGGATATAACCACGAAGTGATTAATAATTTAGATTAAGATTGTGCTGAAAGTCCAGCAGTTGCGTAAGTCGCTCCATCTTGCTGCATAACAAAGATGTTTTGTCCTGTTGCTCCCATCACAGTAACATCAACTACTGCTGTAGCTGCGTCACAATAGACAGCTCCTTCTGTCTGTGCTGCACCAAACTCTATACCTACAGCTGGTGTTGCTGCACTTAGTGGATTATTGAAGAATACACAATTCTGGAATTGTAGCATTCTTTCAACGTCAGTAGCATTAGCTCCATAAATGAAGTTGTTGTCTACGTGACCTGATTTTCTAGCGAAAGTACATCCTCTGAATATACCATCTCTTAATTTCTTACCTGATACTATTCCACCTGTACATATTACATTAGGTCTTATGATAGCACCTGTTGTAGCATTAGCAGTAGAACCGATATAACAATCAATGAACTGTGCTGAATCACCATTGTGAGCTATTTCAGCAGCTCCTGTTACATCAAGGTCTGTACTCTTGTAGATTTCACATGAGTTGTAGATTGCATATTCTCCAGCTTCTACAATACTATAAAGACTTTCGTCCTTTGTATTTGAAGAATCGAATTTCAACCCTGTGAATGTGTTTCCAACTCCTGTGTTTTTCATAACAGCTAAGTCTGTAGCAGCTGTTGTAACTCCCATAGTAATTCTGGTTCGTGCTCCCATTCCAAGACCATTTCTTCCTGATGCTCCTATAAAGTGAACTCTATTTTTAGATACATCTAACATAGACGTAACTGTGTGTGCTGCGTTTGCTGATAATACGATAACGTCGTGGTTGTTTGTTGTTACAAGCGAATAAGCTTGAGCAATAGTCTTAACAGCTTGAGAAGCTGATAAACCATTATTACCGTCTGATCCATTGGTAGCGTCTACGAAGTAGACTGTTCCTACTCCTGCTGCTCCAATAGTCAATGGAATACCACCATTTAGAGGAATACCTCTACTTGTGAGTCCATTTGGGAAATTTGTTTCTGACATGTTTATAATTTATTTAATAATTTAATAATGTTTTCTTTTGTCACTTCGGAATTATGTAGGTGAATGGGTGTATATCCTAGTGTTGCAAGTAGATGATTCTTTTCACTATCTTGCTCATGTCCATTGATTTCTAATATATAGTTTCCTATGACGAAATCAACTTCTCTACCTTGAATAATCCATCTGTGTTTGAAGGGGATTTTCATTTCCTTTAACACTTCATATACAACTCTTTCGTGATATGTTGAATCTTTTTTTGTTATTGTATATCTCATTACTCTTGATTGTTAAGCTCGGAGATTAGAGGTTAACTTGTGCGAGGTTGGTTTTTTTCACGAAACCAACAAAACGGGTACAACTCTATGAAGAGTATGCAGCTAGATCGCCTTTACTTCCCCATGTTCCTTTCCACTCTTTTGAGTAGTTCGCCCATCGCGAATCAACAGTGAAAGTAGTGACTTTGTTTTTGATGTTTACATCAGATTCAAGTCTCTTCTCTTGACGTGTCTCATAAAATAGTTTATGAGCACTTCTGTTAATGATGAACCATGCGGTATTAGAACCGCCATTAGTTGCATCAAGGAATTTTGAGGTTACAATATCTACTGACCCAGAGAACACGTTGATAGCGTTATTTGCGCTTTCAGGTGTTAAGGGTGAGTTTACTGTTTCCATTCCGGTTTTCTCTAAAGTTAGAGGTAAAACAAGTGTGTTCTTACCAGCAAGAGTAAGGGCTAGGCCATTATCTTCTTGCTGAAGTTCAAGTGCCAATCTTCCAGTCTCGTAATTGTCATGTGACAATGCGATACCAGTTGAAGACGCATTTGACTGCGTGCTTCCACCGACTGTTGTAGTTGGGTGAATAGTAGAAAGCTGGGGTTTCCCATCTCCATACCATGTCATGTCCCAACCGTTAACTGAAACTGTTGTTGCGAAACCACCGTTGAAGAGCTGCATAGCAGACTCGTCAACTGAGTAGTTTGCTGAACGAGAAAGATCTTTCATCTCTCCTAGTTCTGCTTCAAAGTCTCGGTCTTCGATTTGGTTCTTTGTAACTTCGATAGAGCCACCATAGTTATTATAAACAACTTTGGTTGTGTAACTCTTGTCGCGAACGATTGTTGGTACGTCATCTCCATCACTGAATTTGCGTAGTTTTCCAAAACCTGTTTTAGCGCTGTAATTTTTCTGTGCACCTTCTCCAGTTGTAACATTAAGCACATTACTTACACCAGGCGTATAAAGGTCATCTCCTTGGTCAAAAACCTCGGAGATCCTAAGACCTGTATCCGGTATAAGGTCAGTCCATTTTGCTCTTGATTCTGCCATATACTAAGTGTTAAATACTTGTGACTCAAAAATGTTTACAACTGCTTGTGCAGAATTGCTTGGATCTAGTCCCCACGTTGCGTATTGCAATGTAGAGGTTGCGGCGGTATCCTCATCGAGGGTATCTTCGTCAGTTAAATCCATGCGGTATCCTGCGAGGTTTGATCCTGTAGTAGTTCCAATAGTTGCGTCTACTTCAGCTGTGTAAAGAGTGAATTGAGATACATCTATCTCGGCTCTTACCTGAGCAACCGTTTGGTTGTCAGAAGCTGCAGTATACGTACCGACGAATGATCCAAGTTCAGCTCCGGCTGCGCCAGAAGAACTTAAACCTACGCCAGTATCATTGATACCAGTTACATGACCTAACACAGCAGCGCCAGCCGTTCCTAATGCAACGAAACCAGAAGCAAACTTTACTGAATCACCAACTGTGGTTACAATAGAGTTTGTTATAATTTCGTGCCTAAGAACTGGCCCACCGTAAGGGGCTAAGCTACCAATTGGTTGAAATGCCATATTTTGTAGTTTAATCCTTTAAGTCTTAATAATTTTCTTTACAGAGAGTATTGCAATAAAGATGCAACATAATCTGGTCGTTTCGCCTTAATTTTAAGATAGCGATCTTTGTCTCCATCAAAACTGGAATCAATAATCTTTAACTCTTTCGAGCTAAGCTTATCTGCTCCAACTTCTTTGGGTGATTCGCCTCCTTGTCTAGACGGTGCTAGGGGATTCGGATCGGCATTGATCTCTTCTTCTGTAAGAGTAACTCCTACTGTTAAGGCTCTTGCGTCATCAAAGACTGCAAGAAAGTCAGATTCGGATGTGAGCCCGGTCAAATTGAATTTTGCTAGTTTCCTCTCGAACGCACTAAATTTGAGTCCTCCTTCATCATTGTCGGGATGGAACTCTTTATAGGTGTTCTTGAATTGTGCTAACGCTGATCCTTTATTTGTAACGGCATCGCGAGAATCTTTCTCTGCGAGAACTTTCGTGATAGCATCAGCAGCTACAGTCGCCATATCTTGTGGAGTTGCCTCCCCTTCAATGACTGGTGTCGCTGTGTTGGCATCAAGCTTCTTACGGGCTTCCTCGGTCTCGGCCTCCGCAATCTGCTTCTTTTCTCGAAGTTCTTTGATTTCGTTTGTCAGATTAGTTTTGCTCTGAGTTTCAGTAGCTAACTTTTCTACAATCCCATCGTACTCTGTCTTAGACAAAGTAACTAATTCCTTGTCCTCTGCTGGCGGTGTTTCCACTACTGGCGGAGTCTTCGGATCTGTATCTTCCATAATATTCTATATTTTAACTTCCCTTTTTAATAAACACTATTTTTACTTGGTTATGCCCAAGAGAGGTTGAGTCCTCTAAGTTAGACCGAGAATATATGATTGGCTCCTTGAGGAGCCTGTTCAACCCGTAAGTATATCGACCGATACTTTTGGGCTGAGCACGCTGCTCAAGTTAATCATGATTATAACATGTATTTCATATTAATGCAATACTTAAATTTCAATCTGTGCTGGAGCTTCAGGCTTTACTCCAGATATCTTTGACTTTAAATATGATGTTCTTGCAAATGAACCTCTTATAATCAATTGTTCTTCTTTAGTAGCTGCTCCAAAATATCGCCTGATATCTCTATTAGCAGCTTCTCTTAAGTATTGAACTAGACCTTCTGTATCTTTAAGATCAGCAAAGATCTTTTTTTCATAATCAGAATCTAATTCATCCTCTATATCGTCAAGCTTATAAGCTAACATTAAAGCTAACTCATCTTCAGTGAAGTCTTTGTGCTGTTTGGAGTATCCAAACTTATTTAATATGTTGTCGATTATTTTCATATGTTTATTTAACCCCTAAGAATGCTCTTGCTTTCTGTCTAGCAGAAGCGGCTTTGAGCCTTCCTGCTCGAATGCCTGTCGTTAGACGTCTTGTATTCTTCACCTTGGCTCGTAGCCTATCAGCTTTCTTTCCTCTCGCTTTATGACTCGCAGCCCTAAAGTTACTGAAGATATTTCTTATACCTGTTTGTACCATATTATTGTTGTAATTCGCTTTGTAATGCTGCTAATCCTGCGTCCCCTGTTTCACCTCCCTGAGCTGATCTAACGGCGTTGTTAGCATCATTGCCTGTTGGCTCTGTACTCACACCATTGTCTTTCTCTCGACCAGCATCTACTTCGGGTTGGAAGACTTCATCCTTAAAGATCTTAGTTGGATCATCACCCATCTTCTCAGCTGTCTGAGCTGCCAATTCAGGATCGTTGACAAGATTTGGCCAGAAGCTTTTGTATACTCTAACCTTCTCAAGTTGCATAGCTTGGTCGATATCTTTAGAAGCTTCTCTCTTGGGATTAGATACCAATTCAGTATCGAATACGAAGTTCCTAATGTACTGACCGGGTAGAGCATCTATCTCTGTTTTCCTACCTGACTCAGTCTGGGATACCAAGGCTCTCGCCTCAAGATCTTTCTTGCTAGGCATATCTCCTTTATCTCCATAAAGTTCAATAATCTTTGTTCCTCTCTTACCACTTGTAAGAACTGTATTGTCTACAGTAAAGGTATTAAAGATCTTATTAAACTCTTCTTCTGCTCCTTCTCCTCGTATTAGTCTAATCATTGGAGAGTTCTTATCTGTCCAGAACTGTAGGATGTTAGCTCCTTTAAGCATAGCTTTCCTTTTCAGTCCAGAGTTAACCATTCTTCCAAAGATACCTAAGATGGCAGTAACCCCCTCAGCGGCTACTCTAATCTCTTGTGCGGTAGTTCTTCCTCCTACTCCAGCTTGTCCAGATGATACTGAGTCAAGTGAAGCCTCTTCCATAATCTTCCTTGTATATTCAAGGATATATTGATGCCATCCTGATGGAGTACCTAGATCTAACTTAGCGTAAGCTTGGTTAATAGGTAGTCCTTGTGTGTCAATAGGAGTTCTACGTCCTGGTCGTAGGTAGTCTTCTTCAATATCATCATACCCGTTTGTAAGCATTGGCGGGAAGATAGTCAAGAAAGATTGATCTAGCAACATGTTTGTCATCACATTCAATACGTCCTGCATTGATTTTAGTCTGTCTGGTAAAGACTTACCATAGAAGAAGTCTCCGAAGAAGTCGAACTTAACTTCCCAGAATGGGAGTTCTTTGTGATTGAAAGGTAGTGGGCTAACAATCTCATCTTTATCTCCTTGTTCAATAGGGTTCAACCATATACCGTTTGCTAAAATAACATATAAATCATTATCTCTATCATAGTATTGGATTATCTCTACGTTACCCTCTTCAACTTCGTCACTAACAAAGTCTAAATAATAAGGTAGTGCGTCATCTTCTGCATATCTTCTCTTGGGTTGTACAAATCTAGACTTATCAAATTCAGACCAGTTCTGTAGGAATGTTGCATATGGAGTTACGTATCTTCTAAAACAATAAGGCATCATACTGATTGTCCTCATCTGTACTGAAGATGGATAGAACTCTTCTAGAGGTACTAGTTCTCCTGGAAGTCTAGTTGTAGTCTCTGTCTTTTCTGACACAGTGATCTTATCTCCTGTCCCTTTGACATCTCTTATCTTTCTCTCTTTTCTGATTACTCCCTCGTAACCAATAGCAGTACCCTTAACAATAGCTTCTAGTAATAGGTGGATCATGAGCTCATCATAATCTTCCATATCTTCAGCGAACTCATATAGGTTAGTTAGGATCACTCCTTTTCTAACATCTTCGTCACCACGGCCTTTAAAACTGGCAATTGGCAGTACAGCATTAACCTTACCCAGAACAGCAAGAACCTTATTTCTTGTAAAAGGATCATTTATCCTTGCTTGCCAATCTTCCAAATCATCTCTCTCATAAAAGTTTGTATTAAACCTTTTCACTGAATCATCAATGTAGTCGATCAAGTCGATTCCATCAAAATATTCAAAGTTCTTATTTCTATCATCTGCTGAGACACTAAATTTACCGAACGTATCAGAGGTTACTTGCTTCTCTTTATTAGAAGGAAGGAACTCTCTTTGCTCGTCTGTAATCTCAAAAACGCTTACGATTTCTTGTTTCGCCATTTTGTATTTATTAGACTAGATTATAACACATAATAATAATTTTTGCAACACATTATTTTATTTTCCCTGCCCTGCCATAAGTGTCTGTCGTTTTGTGGCACTCTTCGCATAGTGTTCTCCCATTATTAAGATCCCACAACTCTTCACACTCAAAGGCATCATGTATGGTTTTTAGTTCATTTTCATAGACAATTAAGGCCATCTGTTTAATATGGTCTGCGTTTAGACGACCCCCCCCCACATTCATGTTTTGTTTGGACAGTGTCTCTCGCCCATCTTTTCTTTGCTGAGTAACTATGAATATTCATATCTAATGGATAACCACAGTTTTATATCTATCTGTAGCCGTCTTGTTGAACTCTTTGTCATGCTTCATCATATAGACTCTTGTACGAACTCTATCCATTGAATCCCAGAATCCCTCTACATAGTTCTTGATCTTCCTGGTAAGTTCTGTTCTATCTTCATACTCTTCAGCATACTTCTGACTAACCAGTCTAATATCCTTCTCGTAGATGTCGTGCCCGTGTAGTGGCATTTCTTTGTATACCTCGTGTATATAAGCTTGCTTCCAGTAGATACGATAGAACCCATGATTAATAAGTTTAATCCTTATGTGAGGACTAATCTTCTTACATTCTTTTTGTAGTCTCCTAAACCAAAGTGATCCGTTCATATTAGTAAGTCATTGATTTACGTCTAGTAACATCTTTCTTCTTAAACTTATCGAATGGTTTGTTCCTTACCTTCTTATACTCACTCAGTCCTAAAGCAAGATATTCAAAGCATGATCTATAGTGAGAGGTATAATCGTGCTTAGGTTTAACTGATCTTACTTCCTGTACACCTTCACTACGTACTTTTGGATAAGCAGCTTGCATCATACACATAGCAAAGTAATCATTCCTCTCGTTCTTGTTTAGGAGTATCCTATCTCGTATAAGAAGTTTAGCAGCGGTCTTTCTCTTTTGAAACTCCTTCCACTCATCCTTAAAGTTTACATGTATACCATGTTGTCTCAATACGTCAAGTACTGTAGTATTAGTCACAGCGTTGACAAATCTACCAGCAGGATCTCCAAAGTGAGTACCTGTCTTCCAATACTTATGTTCTGCTATCAACTCCATATCCTTCTTGTTATATTTATATCCATCAGATGGCATCATGCCTGTAATGAAGGGTACATAGAAGTCTATAGTTTTACCACTATTTCTGTATGTGTCAACTATACGTAATCCATCTCTGTCAGGCTGTGCCCATATAATAGCAGTATCATCGGTGTTCCCAAAATCCCAACCAACATATAGTGGTAAACCGTCATCATATGGAAACATTCCTGTATCCACATGTTGTTCATTCCACTCATGATAGACTCTACCCTCCTGAGATTTGTTATATGAGATATCTAGTTCCTGAGCAACTTCTTCCTCAGTGCGCCTGTTCTTTTCATATTCATACCATTCCTCATCTTTAAGTGGATGTCTTCTCCAGTGAAGGGTAAAGACATCAATACCTGATTCTCTCAGCTTAGCATAGTAGTTATATCCCTTAGGTGTAGAGTTAGCTATACGACAAGCCGTTACATCTCCACAAGACTCCCAAGCATCCTTAGCGTAGTCCCAAGAACCAAGCTCGTCAAATAGCACGGCGGTTTTACGTGTACCTCTACCAAAGTCGGCGTTCATAGTATCTCCAGCGATAAGATTACCATTGGCTGGATTCATCAGCTTCATCTGTGTCCTATGCTTATCTTTCTTGAACCCCTTAGGTAATAACCATACTGGTAGACTATCTACTCCATAATCAATCATTCCAAATAAGGAGTCCTTACTCCTGTTGTCTACAAGAGCCTCTTTATAAGATCCTACTAGTAAGTTAGATCCATCTCTGAATAGCCAATACCAAATAGGTACGAATACAAATATAATCCAAGACATACCCATATCTCGTGACTTCTCTAGCAATCCATCGTGTCCATTATCAATAGCATCTATTAACCACCTTATAGTATCTTTCTGATACTCATATAATATAAAAGGTAGGTGGTTTGGATTAGCTTGAGGCCTCGGGTCAAAAGTCCAACCAAAGGTTTCAATAAAGAAGATACATCCTTCTGCAGGATTATCTGGTCTAGCACAAAGTTGCCAAGTACCAGCTCTAGCATCTGCTCGTCTTTTACAAGCATCATTAACTTGGAGTCTCTGTATTAACTTGGCTTGATAGTCATCTGAGTGTTGATAGTCAAAGAAGAGTTTAATTCTTCTCTCCATCTCCTCAGACTCAGATCTATTTTTTATTTCTTCTAGTTTGTCGATTTCCATATTAGGGGTTTCTTGGGCCATGAGTACAAATAGGGCATCTATGATTTAAACAAGGACACCAAATAACACATAAGTCTTGTGTGCATCCACAGTCAGGACAGGAAGGTTTCTCTCTCATCTAGTGGCATCCGCAAAAATCACATCCTGCTTCCTTAGTACAGGTACAATGCTTTACACAGAATCCTCTACACCCACAATCCTTACAATGACTATTATGTTCTTCTTGTGACATATATTATTTTTTATGACGTTCTAGTTCTTCAACTCTTTTATTACAAAGAGATAAAGTCTTATAAAGCATGGGGAAGAATCCTCCCCTCTCTCTTTTTATTCTCCAGCCTCCTTTGACTTTACTACAGGACATATTATTTAGCTTTCTCGACCATTATAGCCTCTCGGTTCTTTAGAACCATATCAAGGGCAGCAGCAGGATCCATATCCTTATCTATCTTACCCATAACAGCAATATGCTCTGTAGCCTGACCTTGTATGATCTGAGCCTTATCGAACATAATACCAAAGATCTTACCTAAGTTAACCAAACTCTCTTGTTCTAGCTTCTTAGGATGTTTCTCGAGATACTCTAATTTAACATTAATAAGCTTAGCTGCCCTATCTCGACCTGACATAGTGAGTCCTTTGACATCCTTACCAGTGATAGGGTCATTCTGTTCTGCTATCGTAGGCCCAGTGCCCTTAGCAACCTGCCTATTAGAGACAGCTTCCATGACGCTATTCGCCAAATCCACTGAAATCCCGTATTTATCGGGTTCTTGAGATACTTGTCTATATATAGCATATACTTTATTCTTTACTGCTGTAGGAGTAGTGTAATGTTTATCCAAACCAGAAGAGATACCAACGTTATATAGAGTATCATCAGCAAGGTTTCTAAATATGGCTCCTTTCTTTTCATCAGTTATTTTCATTAAGCATTAGTATAACATATATATAATATAAAAGCAACAAGAGAAGCGAAGCTTCGATCCGATTTTTTTTATAACATGACTCTTATTAGAGTATAAGAGTATATGGCCTAGCTGTTTGTCCTCCCTTCTCTCCGAGAAGGTTTCCTAGTACAGGAACTTAAGGTTCCTATAACAGGAAATGACAAAATTTAAATACTTCCTTCTTTGCCTACTGTTTCCCCCTTTCCTCTGTACCCCCTTTAGTAGACAGGGTATCATACTTTTCAGCATATTGCAACTGTTGACATTATGGGCAATCCTTGTATTACCTCTATTATATATAATATAGAAGACGGGAGGGGGGTAGATATATCTATACCCACGGGAATGTCCCCGTACCCCTACCCCTTAGACTGGTTAGGCTGTATGCCTCTATATATGTCCTACCAGTGCTTAATAGGTGCTGATTTCTTAACGTGTTGCCTCGGGGGGGGAGGGTATATACACAGCACCCCTTATTGATAGGCTCACCATATACATAGACATACTGCTCATACTGCCTCTGTTAGTATCCCTCTATGTGTACATTATCAGTCTGGCGTGCCATTTCCTATAGTTATAGTCATGTATTGAGATAAACAAGGCTCTGTATGCCATTCTAAGCCCCTTGTATGTGATGGCTTGGTATGTTGTATCCTCTCTTTTTTGTATGTATACCATACTTCTAGCCTTGTAATAGGCGGTGACTTTTGGATTATCCTAATGTGTTTATACCCCTATTGTGCCCCGTTGTTATCTGTTATGGGTTAAACGCCGTTGGTTTTGTTTTTATAGCCTATGATACACCTTATTAGTACGCATGCAAGCACGCACTTATGGCTTAGTTTGGCCTTATTGTAACGGTCAAGCTATTGACAAAAGAACTGGTTTGTTGTCTTGCGAGTGTCAAGATAGACTTATCCCCTCAATTTGTTACTATAAACAGTTTTTCTTCTGTTATTCTTACTAGGTAAAGGCATTACCAATAACAAAATAAACATGTATAAACATCTATATGATTGGCTTGATGAAGTAGAAGGGCTAGAAATAGGCACTACCACTCGCAATATCAAGCGAGAAGTTAAAAGGCAAGCTATATGATAGTACAACCATGCAAAACACCAAGTGGGCGAGCAAGATACATTTGCGAAGGTGTATATGGAAATGTAGCTTTTAGTGTGACTGGATATACCCACATGTACGCTATAAACAACGCATTAAGGATTATTAACCCAGCCTTTGAAACAATAAAATGATAGATATCACCCCTAAGTTAAGAAAACTAGGCTTCACGCCTAAGGAATATAGAGATGATAAAACAGGAAAACCTTTTATTGGCTGGTGCATAAAACATTAAAATGACTAAAACACAAAGTAAAAACCTATTATGTTCGTATGATGAGAGTGATGTCTACACTAACCAAGTGGAATATCTTATGGAGTCCGAGGATATAACCGAGAAGGAAGCAAAAGCACGGACTGATGATGATGATGAAATCTATAATTTTGAGTGGGATATCGTAAAGGAAGAGCTAGCCACTTACATGGGGAATAATATCTACTGGAGGGCTGAAGGCAGAAGCATGGGCTGGAGGAATCTATCAGGGCACAAAGTATTCCAAGCTGATACAGCCGAGGAACTATTGAGGGCTGTTTTACCGGATACAGCTGTCACTTTGACTGTATGGAAACATTACAACGGGCTTAAAATGAAAGTATCACATCACGACTCGCCTATGGGAGAGCATTACATTATTAAACCTATAACCGAGAAGGAATATGACCGAGATTAAACAACTGTTAAAAGGTGATGTATACATGGGAGGACTTTCAAATAGCCTTCCACAAAATGCTCACTAAATTTGTAGAAGAATATGATGACATGGCACATATGGGAGCTATGAACAAGGCAAAGGATTTACTAGACCAGATAAATAATTAATAAACTATGACAAAATACAGCGTATTTATAGAAGAAACACTATCAAAGTATGTAGAAGTGGAAGCAGTAAGCAAGGAAGAAGCTGACAAACTAGTACAAAAGATGTACGACGATGAAGAGATTATACTTGATAGCTCTGATTTTTCTGATTTAGTCCTCGGTGGTGAATACACCGAAGAAGTAAAAGCATGAGCAAAAGAACAGAAAACACAATGCTAGTAGGGTTATTTATAGCCTTTGTGGTGTTGTTTGTTATGGCTTGGCTAAACACTAAGGATATAGCAATAGAATCCGGTGCTATCCTTTATGCTGATTGTATAGAGGCTGAATACGGTGGAATGAGCGTTGAGCAAGTTAGAAAAACCTTTGGGGAATATCCAAAGTGTACTTAGTGCTTCCTTTTTGCGCCTTGTAGGGCGTAAAATTGGGGACATTATAAAGCCCCTTGTACATTTACAACTAGCCCCACAGGGCACGGCATAGCCGTTAAATAAAAAGAGATATGCAAATCAGACAAATGGTTAGTAGGACTTCTGACAGACCTGTAGCGAATCAATTTATCATTGAAGATGATAAAGCTACATATTTCCAAAGCTATAAAAGTATTATAGTTAAAAGGAGCCACGCTGACCAAATCACATTACTTGATGAACATTACTGGGACTATTCTACCACTACAGGAAAATACCGCAATCAGTTTCTAAACGAGAAACGACCCGAAACTGAAAGGAAAATAAAAAGCGGTGAATACATCTTAACTAACCTCAACTAATAAACAAAGGCGAATAAAAGGCGCAAGCTGAATAAAAGCCGTTTAGAAAACTCTAAGCGGTTTTTTTGTTGGAATAGCTAAACCCACTCACTAACAAACCTCCGAAGAAATCCGGTAGACATATGCTATGCACAATAAACCTACGAAGACATGCAACACATTTATATACATCTTAAAACTAATAGGGGTAAGTTTGAGCCTAGCTTGATTATACTCAGTGGGGGAAGTGAGTTTGGAGGATATGGCTTTAAATAAGGGTATGGGGGAAATGATATTTGACAAGGGTAAGTGAGAGTGTTGTGATGATGGGGTTTTAAAGTTATCCACTTAGATTTTGTTTACTTTGAAGTAAGGGCATGATTAAATAGTCTACATGGATAAACAAACAATTATATGCGAATAGATATTAGAAACACCGGATGTTGCGCTCTAAGAGAGCTTGAAGATATATGTTTATGGGATAGTAGACCTAAGCGAGTAGTGAATGATGTATGTGAGTCTCGTTTTGAAGATGAACAGGATTGTGCATTTTATCTCTTTACTGATGTGGCACCTTATAAGCATGGCGAGAGTTTAAAAGTATACATCATTGAGAACAGGTTAGGGTCAGTGATGGAGACAAAAGGTAAGCGTAACCCTAACAGTAGCAACAATGTAAGATGTTACATTTGGAAGGTAAACAACACTAAGCTAAAGAAGTGGAAGCACGATCATTATGAGTTAGATGTGTTTGATGAAGAGGACTGTGAGGGGTGTGATGATAATGAATGTGAATGTAACTATGATTAAACAAAAAGACAAATGTACTCACTGCCTAGAAATGGCAAAAGCTAAAGGGGGGACTCTATGTTTGAGATGTTTACAATTTCCAAGATGTGAGATATGTGATGTTATCTTTGGTCTTGGAGTATCCAAACCATCCTTAGAGAATGAACATAGATGTGAGTCTTGCTTGTATTTTGAAGAGATGATATCTAATAGATGTTTCTTATGTACAGCCAAGATCCCTATGTTCTTCCCGGAACATGGTAAAAACTTAAGGATGTTCGTTAGGGGAAACTGCTGTGCTAGCTGTAGTGCTACCGCAAGTGAGAACGCTAAAGGTAAGAAGAAAAAGAGAGTTGGTAAGTATATTGATTATCTAGCTATGGTAGAGAAGGGCTATAAGAAAGGAACTATTACTAAGGAAGAGTGGGAATATGCTTTAGCTATGAACCCACAAGACGTTAAATAACCATTATATGCAATTAAATACTACTAAATGTTGCGGATTGAGAGAAATAGATGGGTTAGCTACGGCTGGGGATCCACAAAAGGCTTTCTTGACTTTCCTTAGGAAACACCAAGAGAGATCAGGCCCCTTCATAATATTCTCTTGTCCTACTAAGGACTCTTATGGAGAGGCTTTTAAAGATTATATTGAAAAAAAGAACATTGGAACTGTATTTTCAAGTGAAGAAAAGATGAATCCTAACTCGGAGAACTTATTGAAAGTCTATCTATGGACTGTGGATGTAGAGGCTTGTAGGGTTTTAGAAATGGACATAAAGATGGAGAGAATAGCCAAAAAGGAAGAGTTTTTAAGCAATCTTGGTGATAGGATAGACCGAGAGGCTACCTTAAAATTAGGGGATGAGGTATTTTGTCTTAAGAGTCCTGAAAATAATGATAATATCTCAGGTGCTGGTATGGTAGCTGGCCCTAATGCTATGGATTGGTTTATACCTCAACGTCATCAGCGTGGATTTGACGCCACTTATACTTATGCAACAGCAACAAACTTAAGCAAACTTAAAGAAGGAGATATTGGTAAGGTTATTGGCCTAGAGATGAAGCCCGGAAACGGTCAAGCAGATTATATTGAAGTGACAGTCATGTGTGATGGCAATAGATGTACTAAAGGGGCACACAATTTAGCACTTATTAAACCTAAAACATAATATATGAGAATAAATACTACTTCATGCTGTGGATTAAGGGAG